CGATCTCCAAAGGGGAGAAGGGGACAGTCGTTCATTGTCATGCCGGTTGTGAAACGGCTGACGTTCTGGGAGCTGTGGGATTGAGTCTGAAGGATCTCTTTGAAGATGATCCGATCCAGACCGGGGAACGGTGGAGAGCTTACGTCGAAGGACGGGAGAAGCGGAAGATCGAAGACGTTTACAAATACGTTGATCTTAACGGGAATTATGCCTTCACACGGATCAGGCTGTCCGGGAAAAAATTCATTTACGGGATCATGGACGGAGATCGTTTCAATTACGGTCTGAAGGGAAAGAGCCGAAAGTCGATCCCGGCTGTCTTCTGTGACAGTCTCAGAGGGCTTCAGAAGGCGATCGAGGACGGGCAAAGGGTTTTCTATTGCGAAGGCGAAAAGGACGTGAAAACGGTCAATAAACACGGTCTGACGGGTATCACTTGCGGAGCTTCCGGAGATTGGGTCGAAGGTTGTACAACGTTGTTTGAAGGGGCTGACGTGGTAATCCTTCAGGATAACGACAAGCCGGGAGAGAAGTCAGCGAAGGCGATCGAGAAGGATCTCCGGAAGGTTGCGAAGTCAGTCCGAATCGTTGTCTCGACTCCGGATCTCGAACACGGCGACATTTCAGATTTTTTCAAAGATCACTCCGTCGAGGATCTGGAAGAGCTTTTGAAGGAAGAGCCGAAACCGGAAGAGAAGAAGCTCGATCTCGATCAGTTTCATCTTATCAATGACAAGGGACGGATCACCGGAGTTTTTGATCTTGCGATTTTTGAGTATCTGAAGACGACAAAGGATCTCTTCGTTTTGGGTGGAGTCCCTTATATATACCGGGACGGGGCTTTTCGTCCGGATCAGTCCGGAGCGGAGCTGAAGACGATGATCCGAGAGCTGATCTATCCGGAGTTCGTGAAGTCTCCGACGATCAAAAGGATCTATGATCTTTTCATTTCGGACGCTTCTCTTCAGGTAACGACGGAAGATCTCAATCGCTATCCGGTCGAGTGGATCAACTTCCGAAACGGGTTCTATGATCCGAGATCGAAGCGGATGATCCCTCACGATCCGAAGTTTCGAGCGACGAATCAGATCCCTCACGTTTACGATCCAGAAGGTCAGCTGAAGGGGACAGCGGTTCAAGAATGGCTCATGTTTATCGGTAACACTCCGGAAGATATTGAAATGTTGTGTCAGTTCTCCGGGTTGTGTCTGACAAGGGACACACGTCAGCAAAAGTTTTTGATCCTTAACGGTGAAGGTGGGACGGGAAAATCGACCGTGATCCGGATGATCGAGAAGATGATCGGGACGGAAAACATTTCAAATATATCCCTGAATCAGCTGACACAACGATTTCAGGCTTTCGGACTCATGGGAAAGTTGTTAAACAGTTGTGCGGATCTGGAGATCGACGCTCTGTCCGACACGTCCATTTTGAAGAAGGCACTCGGAGAAGACGTTTTTTCAGCCGAAGCGAAGGGGAAGGATCAGATCTCCGTCCGGAATTATGCGAAGTTGCTTTTCTCGACGAATCAGCTTCCGATCGTGAAGGCTGAACAGACAAACGGCTTTTATCGAAGGTTGCTGATCCTGACAATGGATCGAGTCCCGGAGAAAAAAGATCCGGAGTTTTTCGATCGGCTGTCAACTGAGATCGATGACTTCATCCGGATCAGCGTGACGGCTCTCGAAAGACTGTACCAAAACGGACAGATCACGGAGTCAGCCGGGTCGATCGAAGCGGTGAAGCGTCTCCGGTGTGACTCGGACACGGTGGAAGCATTTTTGACGGAGAAGACGGTCAGGGTCTCCGAGGGACGGATCAAAAAACTCGATCTGTATCGGAGCTATGAAGCGTTCTGTCAGGACATGGAGCGTCAGTCCCTCACGAAGCAAAACTTTTATAGGTCGATGAAGACGAAGGGCTTCGGAGAGATCAAAACGAACGGGACGGAGTGCTTCAGGGGTCTCGAATACCGGGAAAAACTCCCTGAATCGTCTCCGGAAATCTCCCTGAATGGGTGGACGGAGATCCCGGACGGTTGGACTCCGTTCGATCAGAAATGAAAAGGGGAAAATCCAGGGACTCAAAAGGGAGATTTCAAAGTCCTATAAAGTCAGTAAATACAAGGGATAGGGAGAAAAGGGAGAAAAGGGAGATATTTTCATATAGAAAATAAAAACGGTTAAAAATAGGGGTTTTCTATAAAAAAAGAAATGACTCCGAAAAAACGTCCCTTTTCTCCCTAAAGTCCCTGACTCAGCCGTCACGCGACGCGTGATGATCAAGGGGATCGGGGCGCTTCCCCGACAAGCTCAGAGCGAAGCGAGCCTCGAGCGGCTACTATTCAGAAATCTGAATAGTGGTCCAACGAGGCATTGCTTGCGAAGGAAAGAAGGTGTTAATCATGGGAGCGAAGTCTCAGCGAAAAGGAAGATCCGGAGAGATTGAGCTTGTAAAGATTTTGAATGATAACGGGATTTCAGCTGAGCCGGGTCAGGCGGTCAGCTTCGGATCGACTCCGGACATTGTGGGAGTTGACGGGGTTCACGCTGAAGTGAAGAGGGTCGAGCGGTTGAACGTTCTCGAAGCTATGAATCAGGCGATCAGGGACTCGGAGAAGTTCGAGGACGGTCTCCCGACACTATTTCACCGGAGAAATCGGTCTCCGTGGTTGGTGACGATGACGCTCGAAGATTGGCTGAAATTATATAAGAGGTGGAGATTATGAAAAATACTTATTTTGTAACGTGTCCATATTGCGGATCAAATCTCGATCCGGGGGAGCGTTGTGATTGTAACGAAGGGAGAAATCATCATGAACAAATACAAGATTTACAAAGTGAAGGACAGCGGTTCAGATCCGAGGAAGAAGTCCAGAAGTTTATTGACGAAGAAAAGGAAGGTGAAAAGAAATGACACGGACTGAAAAAATGATAGAGACACGGAAGAAGCATAAGGAAGCACAAGAAGCCAGGCATCGGGAGAAGATCCAGATCCGGGAGAAGATGAAAGAGAATTGTCTCCGAGTTCTGGACGATCCGTCAGCTTCTTCAGTTGATCGGATGAAGGCGGTCGAGATCCTTCACGATCTGGAAAAAGGAAGGTGATTGTATGGCTCGAAACTATTGTGAAGACGAAAGAGTGATTTCGGCTTTTATCAATAATTTCCGAATGGTGGACATTATGAGAGCGACCGGACTCTCAAAAACAACGGTTTACAAGATCCGGAACGATCCAGAATTTCAAAAGACGATCCGGGAGCGGAAGGAAGCGATCCTGAAGACAGCGGTCAATAAAATGCAAAGCTATCTGACGAAGGACGTTGAGATCCTTCAGCAAATAATCGAAGATCCGGAGACTTCAGCTCAAACAAAAGTCAATGCGATCCAGACGCTCATGAATCAGCTTCGAGACTGGACAACAACAACGGATATTATGAAACGGCTCGAAGCCCTTCAGGGAACGTCTGAGAACGTTTCTGAGACGGTTTAGGGGGTGATCCGGTGAGATTATCAGATAGAGAGCTATTGCGTCAAATTGACGCTCTGGAAGCGTCTCACGGGGCTTCTGTGAAGCTCAGAGAAGAGATCGATCGGCTCGATATAACGGATCATATCGCTGATTGCTTCCTTCCGGTTCATGAAGACGTGGATCGGGGAGATCATACGTTTTTCAATCTTCCGGGCGGTCGAGGATCTGGGAAATCTTCTTATGTTGCGTTAGAGCTTGTTAATCAGATTATGAAGGATCGGAGCGGTTTAAGTAACGGACTTGTAATCCGGAAATATGCGAACACACTCCGGGGGAGTTGCTTCAATACGATTCAATGGGCGATTGATACTCTGGGAGTTTCTGGACATTGGAAATCAACGGTTGTGCCTTTAGAGTTTCGGTATGAGACAGGTCAGGTAATCCGGTTTTCTGGTCTTGATGATCCGACAAAGCTGAAGAGTCTGAAGCCCGTCAAAGGTTATTTTCGGATCTTATGGATTGAAGAGTTTTCGGAGATTACGGGAGAGCCTGAATTGAGAAACCTTCAGCAATCCGTTTTAAGAGGTGGAGACCGCTTCTGTGTGCTGAGAAGTTTCAATCCACCGATCAGCTCGGCAAATTGGGCGAATCAATACATTGAGCGGAAGGACGATCGATCCCTGACAGTCCGGACAGATTATCGGATGATCCCGGAGTCGTGGCTCGGAGAGTTGTTTCTCGATGAAGCTGAGCGTCTGAAAGAAATCAATCCGAAGGCTTACGAACACGAATTTCTCGGTCTTCCGGTTGGTAACGGCTCGGAAGTCTTCCCGAATCTGGAAATCAGGGAGATCACCGACGAAGAGATCCAGAGACAGACATATATTTTTCAGGGTCTCGACTTCGGATTTTCGTCAGATCCGTTTGCTTTCGTCCGGTTGGCTTACGATCGGAAGAGCGACACGATCATTTTTCTCGATGAGATCGTCAAACGGGGTTGCGGAAATAAAGAGATTGCGGATCGGATCATTGAGAAGGGCTATCACACGACGGGACGGGTCTCCGGAAGTATCTTCGGGGGTGAAGTCTATGAGGAAAGACAGATGATTTGCTGTGATTGTAGTGAGCCGAAGTCGATCGTCGATCTTCACGATTGCGGTCTGAAGGCGGTCGCTTGCCACAAAGAGCCGGGTTGCGTTCAGTACCGGATCAAGTGGCTTCAGCACCGGAAAATAGTGATCGATCCGGAGCGGACTCCGGAGAGTGCAAGGGAGTTTCAAAATTATTGTTATGTAGTCGATCGGAAGACAGGTGAGATCACGTCGGAGCTTCCGGACAAAGACAATCACACGATTGACAGCTGTGCTTATGCACTCGATCGGCTCATTTATAGAAAAGGCATATCAGCATAAAGGAAGGACGGTGAAATCATGGGACACTTAAAAATTCATTGTGACGGTTGCGGTTCTGATTGGATCGTATATCACCGGGACGACTGGAAGGATTGGAAGGCTCGGACGTGTCCGGTCTGTGGGAAGTCGATCGATCCGGGGACGTGGGATCGGCAAGTCCTGAGAGCGTTCGGAGAAATGGAAGACGCAAATCTTGAGCTTGTGAAGGATCACACACAATCACACGGGACACTCTTCACGGTCAGTTATATCCCGGACGTGGTTTTCCCGAATAAGGGGAACACGGAAGAGGTCGATCAGCTGAGAGAAGAGATCGAGGATCTGAAGGACGGGATCGACAATCTCCGGAAGAGCGTCGAAAAACTTATCAATGGTGTATTTTCAATTTAACGAAGGGAGAAAACAA